TTAAACTATATAATTCAATGACTTATGTTGTGTCACCAATGTGTCACTACTCTAGACAACGCAAGGCACTTTTTTGTTTTTTAGAAAATAAAATGAGTAAAAACTCAACTATACTGCGGGGTTTAGCATGGTAGATAAAAGAATTAGTGGTGACACAAGTAGTGCCACAAATATGGCAAAAAAATATCCTATCAGAGATGATGGATTGACAGACAAACAACGTATATTTGTACAGATATATACAGAGAATGAAGGAAGGTTGACACCTACAGAATGCGCAAGACAAGCTGGATACAAAGAAGACAGAGCAAATACAACTGCGTCAGAATTATTGAATGGTAAAAGATTCCCAAAAGTTGTAGAAGCTGTCCTTGCACGAAGAGCAGAAATACAAAAGACACACGAGGTAAAGCTTGATAAACATGTACAAGAGCTTGCTAGGTTGCGTGAGAAATCATTGGCAGAAAAGTCTTATAGTGCTGCTGTTAATGCTGAGCGGTTGCGCGGACAAGCCGCCGGATTGTACATTGACCGTAAAGAAATTAGGACAGGAAGCATCGATTCTATGTCGCGTGATGACGTTCTAAGAGCATTAAAAGATTTAGGATTAGATGGACAAATTAAAAAAGAAGGAAACAATACAATCATATCGGTTGAGAAATCCGATAGCGAAGGACCTAAAGACATCACACCAGTATCGTCAGAAAATCAAAAAGAGTAAAAAAAAATATGACCGTAAAGACGGAAACAAATTTTTGGAAGAATTTAAAGAAGTATTTAGACGCTGGTAATTACATATATTCAAGACTAGAAAGTTACGTTACACCAGGATTCCCTGATTGCCTTATTTATCACAAGGAGACAGGATTTTTTACAGTAGAATTAAAGGTCGCAAATAGTAGTAACAAAGTGGTACTATCTCCCTTTCAAATTGCATGGAATATGAAGCATGCTACAGCTGGTGCAAAGTCATATATCCTTGTTAGCTTGCCTCTCGCAGAGCAAGTCAAATTGTTTCACGGCTGTAAAACCAAGGATCTCGGTCAAAACAACGTGTTCCAAGTGCCTGGGATCTGGGAAGGACCGCTCAAGGACCTCGATTTTACTAAGATATCCGCAAACTCCCAATCTCCCGCTTAAAGGTCCTATGTCAATGTGACATAATGTCGCGAATCCGGGCGCCCGGCGCCTGGTGCGCAAGCTCCTTCTCAAACTCCCGTGTTTCTGCCATTTTTTAACCAGCTTCCATCAGGCCGGGATCCAGGGCGCAGCTGCGCTTCAGTCTGATGTCAATTAAAAGTTATCCACAAGTAATGTTTTGTAATGATTGCACTTTAGAAATGAATTTGATATAATGTAATTAGAAATATAACAAAGGAGTTAGAAATGGTATTACCAGAAGATAGTAACAATGCAGTAGTAGATGCATTAAATAAGATACATGAAGCACTAGAAGATAACAATATAGTGCTAAACAGAATTGCGAATCACTATGATAGTATAGTGCCTACGATGAAAAAGAATCAAGAAGCTGTTCTTGATGATAACCGTAGTGCTCTAGACCATATGTACGAAAGTATATTTAAGCCTAGTAGCTAATTCGCAAACTCCCAAACTCTCTGCGACAAAATGTCGCAGGGGTGCGGCCAATCGCCGCTGGGCCGGGCGCCCGCTGCTCCGGTACGAACGTACCAAATCCGCAAACTCGCAATCTCCCAGAAGTCTGCCATTTCTAGTTTCGAACTGGGATTTATGCAGTTTACGCACCGGGCGCGCCGGGGAACAACCGGGAGCTGTGCTAAAAATTTATCGCAGAAAACAGCCAAAAAATTTGGAAGCGTAGCTTGACAAACCTGATGCCTGGAGCTATATACCATCCAGGTAGAGATGCCAAAGATATGAAGGCTACAGAAAGTGAGGAAAACTGTCATATTTTTTACTAATAATACCCCTGAAGTTGGTCCTGCTGCTGCTGGTTTTGCACTGGCTGCTGGGATGGTGAGCTGCTGCAGCTCGCAAACTCCCAAACTCCTGTCGATTGGCTTTCGCCTAGGTGCGACAAAATGTCGCGGCCGGGCCCGCTGCCAGCCCGGGAGTTTTATTACTTCGCACTTGTCATCAAACATGATTCGTGATATAATGGAAATATAAATAGAAAGGTTAGTTATGATTCGTTGGAATAAATGGACTAAAGATTATACATATACTTATTTGTGGGACAAAGGTACTTGGGTACTTATCCACAAGAAAAAGAATAAACCAGTTGTGTCATGGTTTAGGTCATGGTATGACAATGGTAGAAATAGACTAAATGATATTTCTAGCCAATGGCTTAAAGTGTAGTTTGTAACTTCGTTCTATACTATAACCGTTAAAAAGAAAGCAGGAACAGTAGTCTTCACTACTGACCGAAAGAGCAAAAGAATTACAGCCACAACTGTAATAAGAGGCAAGATAAACGGAGATATTCGGCTCTTGCCTCACAAACTCCCTAACATTCGCTAACTCCCAAACTCCTTGACGTGCGACATATTGGCCGGGCGCCCGCCGTGAAGTTCCCGGGAAGGCAGGTGCTGAGTTGCTGACATAAAAAAAGGGGGATATAAATATCCCCCTGTAATAGTAAAATAGCGACTACTATTCTATTCTACTAAACCCAATCGTTTAACTAGATAACCTATATCGCTTTGCATATGGTGTATTAAATCTAAACCACCATTGTTTCTGTTTTGTCCAGCCCATTCAACTATTGAATTGCATAAAACACCACAGATTAGTTTCCAATCTGCACTTGAAGTCATTGGTACTTGAACATCAGCTAACTTATCTACGTTGCCTAGTTCCTTTTCTAGTTTTAAATGGTCAATCATCTCTTTTAATAAAGGTGTGATGTCTGTACCATTTGAAGTAATTACACTTGGTAAATTGTCTGTCATAGTAGTCCTTTAAAAGTAATAGTTAGAACATCTAGTGCTTAATGCACAGATGATAATAGTAAAATAGTAAATCGCCACGATAGTGGCGATAAACAATGTAAATTCTAATATATCTCTAAGCATGGATTTCTTGCTCATTCATACTGCAACCATTAACCTCAAACACAGTTTCAGGGTTTACATTTGCCCATCTTCTATGTTCTGGCATAAGACCATTACCAATACGATATACTAATACATAGTTAGTATGCTCATTGACAGAAGTCCTTGTTGCTTGGTTAGTGTGTCGCCAAGCATTAGTACCTAAGATACCACGCTTGATAACTGACACTTCACCTTTGTTATTAATCCACTTACAAGAGAACATCTTATTCTGTCCTACTCTAAGTTTGAAGTCTTGTTTAGTCATGTAGTAGTCCTTTCTATTTATACCTATTACATACACTATACATATATTATATGTTGTTGTATTTGTGCAACACTGTGGATATCCTGTGGATAACTTTGCCCGGGTGCGACAATATGTCGCGCGGCAATATGTCGCAGGCGGCCGGGCTGCCGCCCGCTCGCAAACTACGACGCGTTTATAACTGCGTCACTATGTCGCAGGCTACGCCTGTGGCCCGCTAACTCGCAAGCCCCCTCCCCCCCTTTTTGTATAAGCATGCTTTATATTTTTGTTTAGGCAAGTCTGAGAGTGACAATCATGTATAAAAACGTTATAATTGCATCTTCAAAAAAATTTTTAAAAAATGGAAAACGTTTCTAATCTAGAATCCTTAGATACTAATACACTCAAACTAATACTTAAAAACGCTATGGATGCAAAGCGTGAGGAGTCACAAGGTGACTTTTTAAAATTTGTAAAAACAGTTTGGCCAGAATTTGTAGAAGGCAAACATCACAAAATATATGCAGAAAAATTAAATCGTATTGCAAATGGTGAGCTAAAACGTTTGATTGTAAATATGCCACCAAGGCACACAAAATCAGAATTTGCATCTAATTTGTTTCCTGCATTTTACATGGGCCGTCATCCAAAAGCCAAACTTATACAAACAACACACACTGGTGAACTAGCAATCCGTTTTGGACGAAAGGCTAAGAACATGATAGAATCATCAGAATATGAAAAAGTATTTCCAACAGTTACACTTGCAGCTGACTCCAAGGCTGCTG